CTCAACAACTCCATGTCGATCACTCCGATAACCCCGACAATTCCGTCGGGGACGTGGGTCAGACACGGGTCATTTCTCAGCGAAAACTTAGGACCTCTCCGGGTCAGATCTCAGTGCAACTCAACACTGATGACGTTGTTCAGGTATTCCTGATCCTGCTGGATCATCGCGGTTCCCTGCCCTTCGGACGGGACACCCAATTTGTAGAGCGGCACGCGGAACCCGCGGCCAATGTCCTCGACCGAGAAACGACGGGACTGCATGAAATCGGCGTCGACCATGGACATCGACAACTGCTGCCACTGCAAGCCCTGCTCAAGCACTCGGGTCTTGCCGCTGTTGCGGAAGCCGGCCTGATCCTGCTTCCAGGATGACACCAGCCGATCAATTACTTCCTTGTCCAGCTTCTGCTCGGTATGCAGCACGCCGCTTGGCCTGGCGCCGTTCGCGGCGAAGTGGCCGGCGTGCTGTTCCTGCGCCATCGCCAGGCCGACAGCTTCGCGCATCAACCCGATCCTGGAGATGCCGAGGAGCGAATTCCACCCTGACAGCCACCGAACGTGAAGCATATCCTCGCTGTGGATCAGCAGAGGCATGTCGCGGAGCAATGCCGTCTCGAATAGGCCCTGCCGGGTCACCGCAAAGAAGTATTCACCGCCTGGGGCTTCAAAGAGCGTCACCCGATCAGGGTGAATGGGCACCAGAGCCGTCGGCGTGCCGCGGCCGTCCCGCAGGATGACCGAATAGGCATTGCCGCGCAGCACGAGCGCCGCCTGCATCATCTCGACCCACTCAAACCGGGTCTGCCAGCCGTTCGGCCGCGCCAGGAGCTTGGCGAGCGGGTGATCCTTGATCTGATCCTTTCCGCCATCCTTTCGGCGGCGCCAGACCTGCAAGGGCAGCTTTGCCACGTCTTCAGACAGGATCGACACGCATGCCATGACTGCCACATGCTGCATCGCCGACAAGCTGTTAACCGCGACGCCCGCACTAGACCCGCCGGAATAGGCGTAGTCGCCCCACAACTCCGAACCGACCGCGTCGGCTGTTTTGCGGCCTACGATCGAGCCGATCTTTGACCACAGGCCCATTTTATCTCCGGGGTTAGCCGAGGATCAGCATGTCCCGCCCATCCGCGTATGGTGATTCCTCAATGTCGCTGTGCATCCCAACGGCCAATGCATTCAGCAGCGCCGCGTAATCGTCAATCTTTTCGGCGCTCAATCTTTTGGATGGGACCAGGTTGTCATTGTGGTCCGATCGAGCGACCACGTTCGAAGCGCACCAAGCCAGCACTTCATCGCCGGCATGATCCAGCGCGTTGGACAAATATAGCCTGTCCAATTCTTGCATTGGACCGGAAAGTGTAGCGTGCCCCTGACGGACCTCGACAAGCGGCGCACCATCCGCTTGCAGTCGACTGTTCAAATCTTGCGATTTCCAACTGTCAAAGCCGATGCCTTGAAGGTTGAAAACCTCCATAGCCCAGCGAATGTCCTGCTCAATGTAAGCGTAGTCGGTGACGTCGCCCTCGGTCGTGTTCAACAGGCGTCGCCGCGCCAAGTGATCGCCGATGTCGCTGCTGGGCGACCAGTTGCCTGCGGGAGGCTGCAACACCCATCGGCTATATGGCACGCCGTTCTTCTTTGACCGACTATCGACCGCGGCTGCCGGCACATAGCGTAGGCCCCAGGTCTTCACCCGGCCCTTCAGCCACCAGACTAGGCGCCAGGACGTCATATCCGACGTCGCGCCGAGGTCGTAGCCCATCCAGCACGGCGTCGTCCGCAGATCCTCAAGGTCGACCGGGCCGTTGCACGCCTTCCACCTAGTGTTGTTGACGTGGCCGTTCCGGCTTGACACCCAGACGTTCAGCTTTTTGGTCAGGAAGTCGGCCAACTTGCCGGGCTGCGCCAGCGCCTCAGTTGCTGAGGCTTCCATATTTGCGATCCCGACCGACACACCGAGATTCGGGTTGGCCTTGATCCAGTTGGCCGGGTTGAAGTCCCCCTTCTTGGCGGCCTCAACCTCATCATCGTCCAGCGTATAGATGATGCCGAAGTAGTGGTTCGCTTCAACCACACCTTCCAGCACCTTCGTCGCAAAGGTCCGCTGCTCGTAGCAGACGGTCTCGGTGTCGAAACCGGCCGTCGTAATAATCCACATCAGCGGGTTTGAGCGAGCGCCCATGGCGCTGTCCATCACGTCGTAAAGCGCTCGGTCCTTATGGGCATGCAGCTCATCCAACACACTCAAGTGCGGGTTGTGCCCGTCCTGCGTGCTGCCCTTGCTGTTGATCGTCTGGATATAGCCACCGCCCGGCTCCGTGATGCTCTTAGCCCACACCTGAAGCCCGAATGCCTCGCACAAATCCGGCGACTTCTTCGCCATCATTTTCGCAGGATGGAAGACCTTCAGCGCCTGAGCGCCGGTGGTTGCCCCAATGAACACGTAAGGGCCAGGCTCGTTTTCTTTGGTAAGGCAGTAGAGCGTGATCACCGCCGCGATCGTTGACTTCGCGTTCTTGCGAGCGACCTCCCAATACACCTTGCTGAACCGCCGGCCGCCATCAGCCTTTCGTCGCCACCCGAAGATCACCGCCAGCGTGAAGACCTGCCATGGCTCCAGGAACAACGTTGGCGTCGCCCAGCGCCCCTCGATATGAGGCAGCAACTCGGCGAAGTCACAGATGTCGGCCGCGTTCCAGGCATCCCACCGATAAGGCCAGTCATCGCCCCGTCGCTTCATGTCACTCAGATGCCGCTGACACGCCAGCCGCACCCACTTGCACGCGACGACACGGTCAGAGACGACATCGCGGGCGTAGCGATTGGCGATGCCGGGGTAGTCTCTGGTGTGGGTTAGCGCAGGTTGATGAGCCACGCCCTCACCTAGTCTTGGTAAACGGATTTCCGGATGGCTTGCCTGGCTCGGCAGCCTTCGTCAGCCGACTCTTTGCCCCGAACAGCCCAAACTGCTCCGCCATCTTCCTCGCTTCCATCAAATGCGCCGCCGGCGGAACCTCGCCCGCACGCCATGCCTGGACGATCGCGCCCTGCAAATTGCAGTAGGTGGCGAACATCGTGCTATCGCGCTCGTTAGCGAGACGCACGGATGAGACGCGACCAATGTCGTCAAGCCAGACCGCGCTCCCCGCCTCCGTCAGCCAATCCGGCTGCGATGGAAGAGCATCAGGCTCAATGACCTGAACGTAGTTGCTGTCGCGATAGGGCTTGAAGGTGCCGCGAGCTATTTTAGCTGAAGGCAGCGCGGGTTTCGTCCCCTTCTGCATTTCAGCGCCTCGGAGTTTGGATGTGCGGAAATCCTGGGTGGGCGCACAAAAAAGCAGTTGACATTCGGTCCACAAACCGAAAGGCCCCAGACCCTGAGACCCCCCTAGGGGGTTGATGGACGCATGACATTGATCGAACCGAGCGTTGGGCGCATGACCAGTTCATTCGCCTCGCCCCGTCCTAGTTGCATGGCACGTCGTGCAGAGGCAGCGCAGGTTCGACAGAGTGAGACGCTGATCAGGATCGTCCTTGACCTTGATGACGTGATGCACCTCGGTCGCTATAGTCACGCGGGGCAGGCAGTCTTGACACAGAGGCTGCGCTTTCAACGCATGCAGACGCACACGCTGCCATGAACGATCGTAACCACGCGATGATGCAGACCCGAGCTCTCGATCGGCTTTCGCGCGAATGACTGCAGGTGGTGACGCATATGATGGTCGAAAGACAGGCGGCTTAGTCGGCATAGGAACCACGCTTTGCGACAAGTTCCATATGGACATAGCTGTGCTGCCGGCGATTGGATACGAAACCGTGACCGAGCCGGTCAAGCACTTTATCGCTTCTTGATTGAGAAAATGTCAGCGAGCTTATCAAGGCCTTCCTGAAACGTCGCCAGGAACCGCGTCTCGGGCCGGCCAACGGGGTTCTCTGGCGTCCACTCGCAGGCGCGATCAATCATAGCCGCCACTGGTGGCGCAAGCTGACGCAGCGCCCATCGGTGATAGGTCCGCGCGTCATAGCCGTCCGGGAAAAGAGGATCGACGTCAGCGGCGGTTTCGGGGTCGTCATCGTCATCGGGCGGTGGCGGCTGAACGATAACGTATTTTGCGGTGACGCGCGGCAGTATGCCGGCCGCATGCCGCAGCATCAGTATTCGATGGCCTGCCTGCGCCTGCCGGTCGGACAGCTGTGCCGACAGGTT